GAGCTTCAGGCGCATCGAGATACTGGTGCCCTGGAGAAGTCGATTCGGATTCGAAAACTGAGCCGCGCTGGTCGCAACGGTCGCACGGCCTTCGAGGTGTTCATCGACCCCAACCGTCGGCGGAGACGCCGCACCCGAACAGGTGCCGTGAAGCGGCAGCGGGTCATTACCTACGCAAGACGACTTGAGAGCGGTGAATGGGGTCAGTCACTTGGTCCCGGTTCCCGGCGCAAGGCACGAGAGGTCAAGAATATCGATCCGACGCTGAAGGTCGGCACCGGCTTCTTCTGGCGCTCCTCGATGTATATCGAGGCCATCTACAAGCGGAAGATCAAGAAGGCCGTCAGAGAAGTCGTCAGGTCGCAGAGGCGTTGAAGACAGATGATCGAAAGAGCCCTGGTCACTGCACTCAAGGATAGCCGGGTGGGATTCGACAGCCTCCCGGTGTTCTTCAACTTCATCCCGGAATCTGAGCATGTCGCTGTCATGATAGACACGCCGATTCCCGGCTTTGAAATCGACCCTGAACTTCCGGGGTATTACAACGATGTCACTGAAGTCGTGGTCAGGCACGTTGACCCTGAAAAAGGCTTTGAGCTTTGCAAGACCGCGATGAGTGTCTTGAACGTGATTAACCGGCAATACGCTGGCTATCACTTCAACTACATTCGGCCCATCAGTGAGCCCACAGGATACCCGCTACCCGATAGCGGTGTCCGTGAGTTCGCTGTCAGGTTCGAGTTTAGCTGCTACCGAGTAGACTGAAACGGGAGACTGAAATGCCTCGCGAAAATATCAAGCTGGGCGCTTGCAACGCCTCCTTCAAGGGAACCGACCTCGGACTGACCAAGGGCGGCGTTGAAGTAGCTGTTGAAACCACCACCCACCCCATCACCGTCGATCAGCATGGCGAGACCTTGATCGATGAGTTCATCACCAAGCGCCAGTTCAAGGTGACTGTGCCCCTTGCCGAGACCACCATCGAGCTGATGGGCCTTGCCCTGCCCGGCTCAGAAGTGACCAACGGCCAGCTGATCATCAAGGATGCCGTCGGCACCTCTCTGATGGACGGTGCTGGAGAGCTTACCCTGGCACCCGTCTCTGGCGGCACTGATGAGCCGGTGTCCTTCCCGAAGGCCAACACCGCTGGCAACTTCAGCTTCGCTTATCGCCACAACGAAGAGCGGGTCTACAACATCGAGTTCACCGTGTATCCCGACGAAACCGGCACCCTGGGCACCTTCGGGACAGCAACCACGACTGGCGCAACTTAATTGGTGCTAGAAAGTAAGTCATGGCTTACTTATCATTACAGGGGGCAATCGCCCCCTTTTCATTCAACAGAGGACAGCACCAATGGCAGAGATTCTGAACCTGGATGACCTGAGCAACATCGTCAAGCAGTTCCAATACAAGGGGCGAGTCTATGACGTTTGCGAGATCAGCCTGGGTGATTTCATCGCCATGACTGCCGAACAGCAACAAATGGAGGCCAAGAGTAAGAACGGTGAGATCACTGAATCGGATCTGATCGATAGTTACCGCCGAAACATCAAGCGGATGATTCCCGATATTACCGATGAAGCGCTGGACTCCATGACCGTCCGACAGCTCAAGGTGCTGCTGGACTTCATCAACTCTGCCGCCATCGACGAGAAAGCCGTCGACGAAGCAAAAAAGTAACGCGGGCAGGTCAGGAAGACGACGAGCCGGGGATTGAAGCAATCGACCTCGGCTTCTTCATCGCCCGTGTGATGCGTTTTTACTCCATGAGCCACCGGGACGTTCTTGGCCTGCCCATCAACACGTTCTGGATGCTCGACAGAAACATCTCCCGAGTCAGAGCCGAGGAAGACCAGCGACTGCTCCGCCTGTTCCTGACTGCCCAGTCAGGGGATAGAGACGGCATCGACGACTATGCCTCCAGCCTCAACGCTGAGATCGGTCATCCCGTCATCGAGCGAGCCGTCATGGAAAAGGGCGCAATCGACCGTCTCAAGGCGGCATTGGGAGCTGTGAATGAATGACGACATTTCGATTGTCCTGACGCTCGACGACCAGGAGTTCACGGTCGGCGTCAAGAATGCGGGCAAGGTGCTCAAGCAGTTTGAGCGCCGCATCACCTCTTCTTCTCGTGAGGTCGACAAGCTGGACCTGTCCATCGATGGTCTGGCAGCAGGCACACGCGACCTCACCGTTATCCTGGCGACAGCGCACGCTGCCCTCCAAACCGTCTACAGCGCAACGCTCGGGTGGCAGAAGGCCATCATGGATGCCGCAGGCGAGATCGAGCGCCTGGAGGTCATGATGCGCGGCATGTCGGACGCCACGACAGCCGCCCAGCGCGATCTCGATGCGATGAACGCCTCGAAGTTCATCACTGACTTCGCCCAGGATGCCCCCTTCCGGATGGAGGCGCTGACCGACACCTTCGTCAAGTTCAAGACGGTCGGCATCGATCCGATGAGCGGCAGCATGAAAGCGCTGACCGACTCAGTGGCACACTTCGGAGGCAACTCCGACATCCTCCATCGAGCCTCCATCGCCATCCAGCAGATGATGGGTAAGGGCGTGATCTCGATGGAAGAGCTTCGCCAGCAGCTTGGCGAGGCGGTGCCCTCAGCCATGCAGCTCATGGCCCGCTCGATGCAGATGACTGTCGGTGAGCTGGTGGGGCACATCGAAACCGGCACCGTCGAGTCCGAGACCGCCCTGCGCAAGATGCTCTCCGAGATGGCCATGACCTTCGATGGTGCAGGCATCCGGATGATGACCACCTGGCAGGGCATCCTCCAGTCGATGGAGACCCGCTGGAAGCTGTTCCTGAAGGAGATCGCAGGCGACACGGGGGATGGCACCAGCTACTTCAACACCGTCAAGGGGATGGTCGACGAGCTGTCTCAGTGGATGGTGAGTGGCGAGGCCAAGCAGTTCGCCGCCGAGATCAGCGAAGCGATGGGGGCCATCGCCAGAGCCGTCCGCAACGCCACCGTCTTCCTCTACGAAAACCGCACGGCGATCGTTGAGGTGGGCAAGGTGCTGCTCTTCTACTTCGTGTCCAGCCGAGTCGCGATGGCGATTGCCGGTATCACCGCTTCGCTGAACCGCCTGAGCACGACGACAGGCATCCTCGGAACCGCAATGGGCGACTTCCGTCACCACCTGTCGACCGTCCAGCGTAACAACGAGCGTTTCAGGGCCAGCCTGGAGTCCACTAATGGCGTGCTTCAACGCACGAACGCTCGGGTCGGCAACCTAGTCGGCAACCTCCCCCACCTGGGCATGGCCCTCATGAGCCTGGCTGGCCCCGTTGGCATGGTGATCTCGGTCATCACGACGGCTGGCTTCGCCCTCCTCCAGATGGCGGGAAGTCTCGACACCCTCGCTGAGCGGATCATCCGCACGCACGGACTGATCGCTACCGCAAAGGACATCAAAGACCTCAAGGACAAGAGCGAGACGCTGCGCAACGAGCTGGCGATGAACCACGAGGCGATGTCTCGTGCGATCGACCAGGCTGCTGACACGCAGCTAGGTGATGCTGTTCGCGAGCAGGCGCAAGGCACTGTCGAAGCGATGATGGCCCGGAACGCGGCGATCAAGGAGGAATTGGCGCTCTACGAGGAAGCCATCATCCGGGGTGAGGAAGGGATCTACTTCAGGGCGGTGGAAGGAGCGAAGGCCAACACCACCCGAGCGCTTCAGGCGCTCATGGACCCGATCAGCGCCGCCTACAACGCCAGGCGCAACGAGCTGATGGAGCGCCGTCGTGAAGCTCAAGGCGATCAGGAGGAGCTTCAGCGGATTGCTGACCTTGAGCTTCAGGCCATCGAGGAGGCGTATCAGAAGCGCGTCGCGGTTATCGACAAGCAGGAGGCTCGGCTCCTTGACCGGCAGCGCCGCCTGAAGAGGCTATCTGATGAAGACTCCAAGGCACAGCTGGCCGAGATCGAGGCGTCACTAGCTGCGATCGCCAATCAGCGCAACGAGATTGCCAGGATTCGCAACGAAGCCATCGAGGCTCAGAGCCTTGCCAACGCCTTCATCGACAAGGGCGACAAAAGCACACCTGGCAAGGTGCCCCAGGTGGTCAAGGACTCTCAGCGAGCCGTGCAGTCAATGGCTCGTCTGGTCGATGGCTTCAGCATCAAGCTCGCCAGGGCACAAGGGAAGGCTCAGGAAGCCAACCCCCACCTGGAAGGGCTGGTGGAAAGGATCAGCCAGCTTCAACGGCAACTGCGTCCACAGGACCGCCAGGTCTTTGACCAGCTGGCAGACCAGGCCATCGCGAAGGCTGAAGAACTGCACCGCGTCGAGCAGGCTATAAAATTCGAGAAG